TTCGAGAACCGGGAACGTTCCGTGTCTAATGGCGTCCTGCATGTTTTGCGCCTTTGTGCCATACGCAAGGTTCAGCAGTCTATTATCAGAGGGGTCACCGTTGAGGTGGCGGACCTCGTTGCCTTTAGGTCTTTCGCCAATGAAGTGTTGCGCGACCAAGTGAGCCACGTATCTCATGGTGACAGCGCCATGGATGGAGAGATTAACGCGCTTGTAACCCTTCCCGTCGCAGGAAGGCTTAAGAAATCTGAGAGGGCTGGTTCGACGAACCCGGCCCATGTCGGAAATATCGTAAATGCCTTCGGCTCCGAAGATAGGAAGCCAGTTTTCGTTAGGTATGACGGTCATGTTGATGAAACTTTCTGCCTTGAGGTTGAGGGTAATCATAATTTCATATTATCACAAAGCGGTGCGGTTGTCTCTAACTGTATCATAATTGATGACCCTCACAAGGCTGGTGAGGGAACCAGCGAAGTACAACGGCAAAACGTGATCGACTGGTTTCAGATGACCATGGAAAGCCGACGCAACACGCCGGACACGCCGATCATCGTAATCATGCAGCGGCTACATGAGGAAGACCTGAGTGGGTGGCTCCTAGCTGGCGGCAACGGCGAGGAAATGGGAGCATCTCAAAAATCCCGGCGCTGACCGAGGATGAACAATCATTCTGGCCTGAACAGTTCCGATTGAAATGTTGCAACGCCAAGAACACGCCAGCAGATACGCTTGCTGGGCAGTACATGCAAGATCCGGTGCCGCGCGGCGGGGCAATGTTCCAGCGCGATTGGTTCAGTATCGTGCCAGCAGCACCAGCCGGGTGCCGATGGGTACGGGGCTGGGATTTAGCCGGTTCAGAGGGCCGCGACAGCGCCTATACGGCGGGCATCCTGATGGGCCGGTCACATGATGGGCGTTACTTCATAGCAGACGCCACACGCGCTCAGGTAACGGGCGCGGGGGTTGAGCGGCTGATAGTCAACACGGCAGGGCAGGACGCGGCGGAGCACCCCGGCGTTCGCGGCTCAATACCTCAAGACCCCGGCAGCGCGGGCAAGTCATGGGCGCAGCACCTGATAAAGCAGATCGCGCCGCACAATTACCGGGCGTCGACGGAGACTGGCGAAAAGGCAACGCGAGCCGAGGGGCTATCTGCGCAGGCTGAGGGCGGCAATGTCTATCTGGTTAGCGGCGACTGGAACAAAGCATTTCTCGACGAGATCACCACGTTTCCCGTCGGGAAGCGGAAAGACCAAGTGGACGCCGCGTCGCGCGCGTTTTCGGAATTGGCAGAGACACCACCGCAAACCGCAATGTTGCTAAAGAGTAGGCACAGATGATGAACCCCAAGGATATCATCGCCAACGCGACGCAACGCAGCTTGTCAAAGATGTTCCCAGGCTACTACGGCAGCGCCAAGCACGACCACTATGCAGACTACGGATATCCCACCACGCTGGTGTTTGAGCACTTCCATCGCATGTATAAGCGGAACGGGCTTGCCAAGGCGGGCATCAACCAGACCGTTTTGAAAACATGGCAGGACAACCCGCAAATTTGGGAAACCAAAGAGGCGAATGAAACGCCTCTTGAAATGGAAATCCGGCAGCGGTTTGATGACTTGCGCATCTGGCAGCGCGTTGCGGATGCTGACCGCCGGTCACTGGTCGGCGGCTATTCCGGTATCATCCTGCGCCTCGCTGACAGCAAGCGGTTCAAAGAGCCTGTGGATCGCGTCGGGGGCGGCCTAGACGGCCTAGTCGAAATTATTCCGGCATGGGCTGGACAGCTTGAAGTTTCATCGTGGGATACCGACGAGCTTTCGGTGGACTACGGCCAGCCTAAGATGTTCAGCTTCAACGAGGCTGCGGTCGGCGACGACGTAAACAAGACCCGCTCCTTCGAAGTCCATCCTGACCGCGTTATCGTTTGGTCAGAAGACGGCACCGTTCATCCCGACAGCGCGCTTGAGGCAGGGTACAACGATCTGCTCGATCTGCAAAAAATCAGTGGCGCTGGCGGCGAGGGCTTTTGGAAAAACGCCAAGCGCGGCCTGACGTTTGAAATTGATAAAGAAGCCCAGTTGCAGGCAATGGCCGATTCAATGGGAGTCGATCTAACCGAGGTCGCCGATAAGATTGGCGAGACTGCGGACGAATTCAACAAAGGCTTTGACAGCTCCATGCTATTGCAGGGGATGAAGGTCAGCACTCTTGCCGTCACCCTGCCGTCGCCTGAACATTTCCACGCCGTTGCGCTGATGGGCTTTGCGGCATCCATCCCCATCCCCGCCAAGGTTCTGGTCGGATCGCAGACGGGCGAGCGCGCCAGCACCGAAGACAACAACACTTGGTCGAAAACAAACATGGCACGCCGATCTGGCACCGTCATTCCCACACTGCACGTTTTCATCAATCGACTTGAGCAGTTCGGCATTCTGCCCGAGCGCGACTGGCATATCGAATGGTCAGACCTGACCGAAAACACCGCGTCCGAAAAGGCCGATCTGGCCAACAAGATGGCGGACACTAACGCCAAGATGGCCGCCGAGCCGGTTTATACCGTCGGCGAAATCCGCATGGTCACGGGCCACGAAGGCGACGGCCCGGATCAAATTGAGGATGATGAGATATGAAGCAAGTACGCGTAAATGTCACCACGGCGGCGAACATGGCCGCTATCCGCCATGAAAAGCGCAACGGGCGGGACGTTATCATTGTTCCGTCGGCAACGCTGCCCGACGGCATCATTATGAACAAAATCAAATATCCGGCTGATGAGATCGAAAAGGGGTTTATGACCCTAAACGATACGCTGGCCCCATTTGGACACCCAAGGGTCAACGGCGATTTTGTATCGGCCTCTCACCCGGACGGCCTCGCCATTTCCTACATCGGCGCGCACAATATCAACGTGCGCCGCGAGAATGGCCGCGTTCTGATCGACAAGATTATCGACGTGGAGGTCGCGAGCCAGAGCCCCAACGGCAAGGCAGTGATAGAGGCTATCAACGCAGGTAAGCCCGTCCACACGTCCACGGGCCTTCTGTGCAGCCTGGACAGCCCGGACGGGGAAGACCATGAACACATCGCCCGCAATATGTATTTCGACCACGACGCGATCCTCTTGAATGAGGAAGGCGCGGCCACCCCAGATCAGGGCGTTGGCATGATGGTGAATGCCAAGGGTGAGCATATCGACGTAATAAACTCGACGCTGGAAGACAGCGATCGGGAATTGGATTGGGCGGTTGACCACTTAGCCCGAGCGATGGAGCGGCGCGAACGTGTGCCGATGCTTAATCGAATGAAAACCGCACTACTAGAGGCGTTCTCGCCAGCGCGGGAACCACAACAACCCCATGAAAGGGATTTGAACATGGACAAGGAACAGTTCGACGCGCTGTCCGGCAAGGTGAACGCCCTGACCGAAACAGCAGTCACGAAAGAAGACCTGAAGAACGCAATGGCAGAGGCAATGAAGCCGCTGATCGACGCACAGGTCGAAATGACAGCCAACGCCAAGGCCAAGGATGAAGCCGAGCTTGCAGGCTATGTTGCCGCAATCGTCAAGGCCAACATTCTTGACGCTGAGTCCGCCGGTGAGCTGACAATTAACGCAGCCCGTAAGCTGGCCAAAAAGCCAAGCCGGGAACTGCAACAAACCTCAACGCCGCGCTTGGTGACGCGCCCGCTGACGAGTTCGCGGACGTGGACCTCAACACAAACATGAAGGTGGCATAATCATGGCAGGCAACGTCATTTATCGCGGCCCGGTTAATTCCGAAGCTGAATCTGTTTCCGACAAAAAAAGTCGCGGGGGCATACCTTCCGGGGATATTGGTGACTGAGAGCGCCACTAGAATTCACCATGGCAACAGCGGCAGACATTGAAGGCGATCTGCTCATTTTGTCGAACCGAAATTTCTTTGAGCAGTCTGTCGCAACGGCGTATGCCGATGAAGATACGGGCGTCGCTTTTCGCCCTCGCGTCGGTGAGATCTACCAAGTGCGCCTTGCCAATGCGACGTACGCAAAAGGCGCGAACCTGACTATCGGCGCGGATGGCCGCCTCATCGCATCGGGCGTATCGGAGCGGGTTTTCGCAACCTTCGACGACGTGCCAGGCGCATATTCGGCAGGCACCCTTGCCGACGTTCGCATCGCCAACAACTTCGTCACAGCCGCATCGTAAGGAGCGCAAACAATGCTATTGTATACAAGTGAACAACAGCGTGCGGTTCTTGCGAACCGTCGCAACTGGAACGCCTCGCAGGTGGCGCTTGCCGCTTCTATTGGCAGTGATGCGATGGTCGGCAACGCCGCCCCGCTGCCCAAGGATGTCTGGGGCGCATGGGACCGCGAAGGGGTTGAGATTCAGCGTGACCTGCAGCCCGTGTTCAATGATCTGGCGGCAACGCTTTCGATGCCAATGGCAATCGGTAAGCTGGTCCACCACTTCCAGACGATCAGCGACAGCGGCAATGTCAACGTGTCTCTTGACGGCAGGTCCAAGGCGCGCACAGATCAGCCGGTCTATGCCTACCACGGCACGCCGATCCCGATCATTGACAGCTCGTTTAGCTACGGCTGGCGGCAGGTCGAGGCGGCTCGCACTGAGGGGTTCAATCTGGACGCCGCAGGTCGAGCCAACAGCCAGCGCAAAATTGCCGAAAAGGCCGAAAGCGCTGTTCTGAATGGCTACGCCGGAATCGAAGTTAACGGGGAGCAATCTTACGGACTGCGCACGCACCCCAAGCGCTCCACCCGCACGACTGCGCAGGCGCTTATCACGGCCACGGGTGCCGAGTGGGTTGCAAACGTCGTAGCAACTCTCAAGCTGCTGCACGCGAAGAACTTCAAGGTGCCCGCGACGCTCTACGTCAACTTTGATGATTGGTTCTATGCCAACTCAACCGACTTCAAAGCGAACGGCGACAAGACAATCGCCCAACGTGTTTTGGAAATTGCGAACCTCGGCCAGGTCATCCCTGCCGACAGCATCGCCGCTGGTGAGATCATCGCCGTTGTGAAGCGCCGTGAGGTCATTCAAGTGCTGAACAGTATGCCAATGACCACCCGCGCGCAGTTTCGCGCAAACCCCGAGGACGATTACAACTTTTCGGTGATGATGGCCGCTGCTGTTGAAATCAAGTTCGACGCAGAAGACAACTGCGGCGTGGCGCACTCGACACTTGCCTAATCTTCTTGAGGGGCTGGCATTGCTGGCCCCTTTACTAAGATTAACCAATCAAAGGAAATAGCCATGAAAGCGGAAATTACAGAAAAAGGTGTCTTTAACGCCGCTGGTAATGAAGTTGGTGTTGGTGAAGTGATCGATATTACTGGCGACACACTGCCCGCCGCTTTGGTCGGAAAGGCGCGCATCATCAAAGCCAAGCCAAAGCAAGCGAAGACAATGATCGTCAACCCTGCAGATGGCGCCGTAAACGAAGGCGCGCCACAGATGCCTGACGGCCCAGCGCCGAAGTCGAAATAATGACCGCAACTATCGCCGGATGGATTGCATACGCCACCGCCGCTGGCGATACGGTTGCGGATGATGCCGCCAGCGCGTCGGCATTGGTGCGCGGGCAAAGGCACGTCACACGCAGCTATGTGAATTACTTTATGTCCCCCTATGGTGCGACAAGCGACGGGGTTGATGATGCTGTGTATGAAGCGGCAACACTTGAGCTAGCAACGCCTGGCTTTTGGTCGCAGACATTTACGCCAGATCAGCAAAAAGCGTTGACCAAAGTTGACGCGATCCAGTGGACGTTGCGCGATAGTGGACTGCAAGGTGCGGCGGCGGCGACCCCGGTCAGCACAGTCATTGATGCTCTGTTGCGCCGATATATGCGGACCTACATCGGAGCCTATAAAGTATGAGCGAAGACTGGAACGCCGTCGCAACAGATATAAACGCTGCGTTGGCGGAAGTCGGCACGATCGGCATTATCAAGCGCAAGGGCGCCAAGACCGGACCAGACAACAAGCCTGTATATGGCCCTGAAGTCACACACAATTTCAATGTTGTTCTAGGCACCTTCAGCAACAAAGAACGCGAAGGCACGGCTATTTTGGCGACCGACATTAAAATCATGGCAGGGGTTGGCGCTGTGGTTCCAGCGGTATCAGACAGAATTAGTGTTCAAGGCCTTGATTATCAGATATACGGCGTGCAACCGCCTAAGCCGGGCGGCATTGATCTGATGTATGAAATATGGGCAAGGGCGTGACACGCACCATCTACGATGATTACCCCGAGGCCTGCGCCGCCCTAGAGCGCGCGGCATTTGAGCAGGGCGCACTGATGGCAATGGCTTGGCTGGTCGCGTTCTATGCCATGAAAAACGCCCGATAAACCACACGACAACTCAACCCACAGGCCCCGCAAGCGGGGTCGTTTCGCATGGAAGGAACCAACCCATGAGCCACGAAGCAAACAAGCTCATCGCGTCGGCAAAGATGGACGCCTTATATCAAGC